CCACAAGGACTACCAGCTGGTAATAGACTTGGACGTCAACTTGGAGCAATGACTGACGCTAATGTTTTGAACACTTTAGGTAATGCTCTCTATGGTCAGACTGAAAGAGTAGCTAAGTCTGAATTAGCAAGGCAAGTAGCTGGTGAGCAGATAAAAGCTAACATTGAACAGGCTAAGAAGATGGCTTTGGAGTCTCAAGGTGCTGGATTAAGAATGGGTATAGATGCTGCTAACAATATGGCATCAGCTATGGCTAATAGAAGTAACTTCAGATATTTATAAAATGGCAGAATTCAATCCCTTTAAGCAGATAGGAACCTTTCTTGGAGGTGGGGTTGCGGATAGAAGTGTCGATTTAAATCCTGGTTATATCCAGCCATTTATTCCCACACCTGGTTATGACAAAAATAATCCTTATGGTTTAGGGGATGATGAGATTATACGGAATATTGATGGGACACAAAGAGTTATAAGTAAAGATGCCCCACAAGGGCTTAGAAGAGTGTGGGCAGGAATGAGAGATAGATTGTCAGATGAGAGAGGTTTATCAAGTTGGTGGTATTCAGGGAAAACACCTGATCATGATATGCGCGGAACCCCAGATCGTTGGGGAATTTATCCAACAGAAGGAATAGGTAGAGTTCCAGAAAAAGTTGAACCTTTCACGGCTAATTCTAAATATCCAGGCAATCCAAATTTAGCTGGTGCTGGGCCAGTTCCAAAGCTTCCTCAAGGCTTGAATTGGGGTCAAATGGCAATTACTGAATGGAATCGTTATAGGAGTAGAGGTGATGTGAATTGGGGATTACAAAGAACAGCAGATGCATTGAAAGATGCTACTTATTATGGTCTACAAGCTGACAAATATGGGCTGTATACCACACATAATACGCCATTTGTCCAGACTAAGACAAATTACCAAGCTCAGCAAGCAAAGGAATTAGCACGTTACGCAAAAGCTGGTCTTATTGAAGCTAGAGCAAAATCAGCAGAAGCTGCAAGCGCTCCGCAGAAGGCGGCGGCTGATCTTTATGGAGCTTTGAAAACTAGAGATATAGTTTAACCATTGGTAGAATTTAGGGATCGTTATTTAATAAGAATCTGTAATGGCTGACGAAACTGCAAAGGATAAGCAAGAAGCCAAAAATATTACCCCCAATAAAAAATATACCATTGGTGGTAATGTCTATACGGTTGACCAAGAAACAACTAATCAGCTTGTTTTAGATGAGTTGTCTGCTGAGCAGACACGTCTAAATATGATAGAAGCTGAGGCTGCCGATAAGCGACTTAAAACAGCTTTTACAGACGAAGGGATTAGAAAGAGTGTAGCGGATTCTGATCTTAAGAGATTAGAAATGGGTACTATGGGCGAGCAAGATCGCCTAACTCAAAGAGTCGGAGGAGAGGAGAGGAGATTAGCTACAAAAGTTGAAGGAGAAGAATCTCGATTAACTGCAACTACTGTTGGTCAACAGACTCGTTTAACAGAACAAGAGAAAGGTGAACAAGAGAGATATACACAGAAGGAAGGTTTAGTAGAGAGTGGAAGACAGCAGAGGACTACGCAAGCTGAAAGATATATGGGGGAACAAACATTAGAAGCACTCCGTGGTGAGGAAGCAAGGGCATTAACTACTAGAACTGCACAGGAAGGTCGACAGACACAAGCTGAAAGGTTTGAGGGCGAGAGAGGTTTAGCTACTCGTACTGCACAGGAAGCTAGGGAAACACAGTCTGAGAGATACGCAGGTGAAAGGGGTTTAGCCAGCAGAGTTGCTGAGGAAGGTAGGCAAACACAGGCTGAAAGATTTGAAGGAGAAAGAGGATTACAGGAGACTGCTGGTTCTCAAGCTCGAGAAACTCAAGCTGAAAGATATGCTGGAGAGAGAGGTTTAGCCAGTAGAGTCGCTCAAGAAGCTAGGGAAACACAGTCTGAAAAGTATGCAGGTGAAAGAGGATTACAAGAAACCATAGGCTCACAGCAGCGACAATTAACAGCCGCAACTGGATCTCAGACTAGGGAAACACAAGCTGAAAGATACGCAGGTGAAAGAGGACTAGCTAGTAGAGTTGCTGAGGAAGGTAGGCAAACACAGGCTGAGAGGTATAGGGGAGAAAGAGGATTACAGGAGACTGTGGGAGCAGAGCAAAGAGAGACACAGAAAGAGAGATATGCAGGTGAAAGAGGGTTAACAGAAACAACAGGAGAGCAAACTAGAAAGACTCAAGAAGCAGGTCTTAGAACTAGTGGAGAGGAGCAAAGAGCAACAGAATTGCAACGTGCAAGAGTTGGAGGATCTGAGACTCGACTAACTCAGGAGCAAGGTTTACGAATTGGTGGTCAAGAGCAACGTCGTACTAGAACAAAAGAACAACGTGTTGGCGGACAAGAAGAACGAGCAACTCTTTCAAGAAGAGGACAAGAAGAGCGAGCAACTATTGGTAGGTCTGGTTCTGAGCAAAGAGCAACGATTGGTCGTACAGGTGCTGAGCAAAGAGCAACGATTGGTCGTACAGGTGCTGAAACTCGACAGACCCAGGCTGAAAAATTTGCTGGCGAAAGAGGTCTTCAGAGAACTTTAGGAAAAGAAACACGAGAAACTCTTGGAAAAGGTGGTTCTGAAACTCGATTGACTAGGCAGACTGAAGGTAGACAAGCTAGAGCATTAGAGAGAACTCGTGGTTCTGAAACTCGTCGTACAGATCTTCAAAGAGAATCTTTCCGTCGTTACAAAGAGGATAGAGACTATAGTCAAGCTCGCAGCGCAGCGCGTGTATGATTACTTGGCTTAAAGAATTAACCGATAAAGATCGTGAATCTTTTTTAGCTTTTTGTAAACAAAAATCCAGTCCTATCCAAATATATCTTTATGCCCGTTTTTTAGGGTTTACAGGTAGCATTGTTGACTGTGATACTTGGACCAAAAAGAAATTTAAAAAGAGAGATTTTAAAGCAGTATTAGAAAAGGAAATAGATTCTATGCAGCAGGATATTTCTAATTTAAGAGATGGGATTCAAATGGGCATGGTAAAGCAAGATATGGGAACTGCAAGAATTGCAATGCTTCAAAAAGAATTAAGGGGAACAATTAAACAATTAGGTGATGAAAGAGTATTACTCGATAAACAAGGTTTAATTCTTGCTGGTGCAGATAGAGCTTTACGGGAGATGTTATCTATTTTTAGAGATGATCCTATTGAAGGTCCTTTATCAGAGGCATCAATGGGAGTTTGGACAAAAATATTACAAGAAGAATCTTAGAGATAAATACGCTATGCTACGCCCATGGCAGGTACAAGTATTTATAGCGTCTATAGACGCACTGCACGAGCTGCTGCTAAGCAACAAGTAGTTAAAAAAACTTCACTTGTTGATGTTGAACGTGCTCGTGAAGATTTCGCATATTTCTGTGATGTTGTAGGTAATAAACCACCTGCGACACATCACAAACAATGGCATAAATATTTATGTACAGGAGAAAGTAGTGGTTGTTTATTGGGTATTGCAGGTCCAAATATCGACATTCTTGCGCCACGTGGTTCAGCAAAATCTACTGTCTTAGGTTTGTTTACTGCTTGGTCAATTGGTGTTCATGCATTAAGTCGAATGCCTTTGAAAATTTTATATATTTCATATACTGTTGATGTAGCTAGGCCAAAGAGCGCTGCTATTAAAAGAATTATTGAAGAGAATAAAATTTATAAAGAGATATTTCCTACAGTAAAAATTGCTAAAGGAATTAATTCTAATGAATATTGGAGTATTGATTGGAAATTTGCAGGAATTAAGTCTACCGGAGAAGAAGAATTTAGTGTTTGTTGTGCAGGATTGAAAGGTGCAGTTACTTCAAAACGTTCTCATCTATGTATTATTGATGACGCAATTAAAAGTGCTGACGATATAAAAAACAGGGATATACGCCAAGCAATGGAAGATAACTGGAATGCTGTTATTGTTCCAACAATGTTTGAAGGTGGTAGGGCTGTTTGCTTAGGAACACGTTTTAGACATGATGATATTCACAACAGTACTTTCACACCAGCTAATGACTGGGTTCAGATTATTCAATCTGCAATAACAGTTGATAAAAATGGAGAAGAGATTTCGTATTGGCCAGAGATGTGGTCTTTAGATTATCTTCGAGATAGAAGAAGACAAGCTCCTACTGCCTTTAGTTTTCAGTACCAAAATCAAATTGTTCAAACTAGTGAATTATCTTTGTCACCTGAGTTAATTGTTAGAGGTAATATCGCTACTCAATTTGATGCTATGGGTGTTGGTGTTGATTTATCAGCAGGAATTAGAGAGCAGAATGACTTTACTGTTTTTGTAATGGGAGGGAGAGTTGGAAACAAGATACATATTATTGACTGTAAAAGACTTCGCATTATGGGTAACTTAGATAAATTAGAGAGTCTTATGGAGATGATGGAAGAGTGGGGAGTTATTCATAGAGATGATAAAAATTATTTTGCAACAGGAAATGCTGTACATATTTGGTCTGAGGCTGTTGCTTATCAGGCATCTTTAGAAGCTGATTTTAAACGTATATGTCTAGGAGAACACGGTCTTTACAATATGATTTGGCATGCAGTCAAAGGATTTAGAGGGGATAAAGTTGCTCGTTTCAGGGGAATTATGGGTTTATTTGAACAGAAACAAATTATTTTTAATAAGTATAGAAAATTCACTGCGTTGAGAGATGAGATAGAAAATTTTGGTGTTAGTTCTCATGATGATTGTGTTGACGCTTTGGTCTGGTTATGCAATGGATTAATGGTTAAAGGAAAACTAGAGTTAGAGTATTGACGATTTAAACTGGAAGAACACCTTTCAATGTCTACTTACCCAGCGTTAGAAATTGAACAGGACGCTTATGGTTCTGTTGTTATCCCTCTATCCGATGAGATTTGTCACGATTTGGCACTTCAGCCTAGTGAACGTTTTGATGTAGAAGTCGAGGGAGATACAATTACACTTAAACGTGTACATGCTGGTTATGACATTGACCAATAGAAAATCGTTAAAAACTCATGAGTAGTGCCGTTAAATCTGACTTAGATAATCTGCTGAAAGCGGTAGTAGACCGTAATGGTGCTGGTTCAGCAGATACAATGCTGATCAATGCTCATTTATCCCAGATGAAGATGTTTGGGATACGTCAAGGAGTTGAATTCTACCCTGAACAGGATAACTTTGGAACTCAGAGGTTTGATTTTATACAACAAGTTATAAAATTCAATAAATTAGATGCACGTCTTGATGCGATATGGGATAGGTTTTTAGCATATGGAAAAGGTCTTTTTTACATTCGGCCTACACAAAAAACTTATCGACTTTATTGGTTTGATAAAGATGCTTATAGGACTTATTACACTCCAGAAGGTGAATTAGAAGAGGTAGTAATTATTTATGCTTATAAAGTTAAATCTTCTAAAGGTTTTAAAGGAGCAGGTTTAAACACAGATAAACGTTATATGCGTTTACGGATAACTCCAGAGGAAATTGAAGAGTATCATAGCGAACAAGAGATAACTTTCGACAACGAGAATTTAGATTACGCAACTTTTGATAAGAAAGTCAACGATAACACAATGGAGTTTATTCCATGTGTAGAAGTATTTAATAACCCAGATGCTTTCGGTACAGACGGAGCAGGAGAGTTTGAGTGGTTATCAAGTCAGATATTGGCCCACGATGAGATGGTTAAAAATATTAGAGCTAATCTCTCATTTTTTGGTAATCCTACATTACTTTCTTCTCGTCCTAAGCAAGACATTATTGAGCAGAATACAGATGATACAGCGCAAAGACCTAGCATTGGTAGTCAGTCTGGTTTTACTTCGGATGTAAATCTATTTAGTTCTACTTACAAACAAGATCCAACTTCAAGACAGCAACCAGGTTATATAGGTAAACCAGGTAGTGGTTATCGAGTTCCTAGAGTTATTGCAAACTTAGAGCCTACTGATCGAGTTGGTTTCATTACCCCTAATGCCGTAGGTACAGACCAAGCTCGCTATGCAGAGCAATTAAGAAGCGAAATAAGATTGGCTTTAGGTGGTATTGATGATTTAAGTATTACTAATGTTACGGCTACAGAAATTAAATCGGCTTATGGTCGTGTTAGTGCTACGGCTAAGAAGAAATGTCTACAGTTGTACACGTATGGAATTTGTAGATGTTTCGAACTAATGATTTTCCAGGAGGAGCAAATCTTCCGTAAGTCATTGGCATATCATTCCGGTATAAAATATCCAATTCCTCCAGAAAATCCTGATGATGACAAAGAATACGAAAAATATATCAAACAAAAAGATAGATATGAAAAGAAATTACAAGTAGCAATTGATAACGCAGTTGAGACAAAAGAAATCCCAGATGGCGTTGTAGGACTAGCTCCTGACGGAAGCAGAGCAATAGCTTGGCGTTGGATGGGACCTGTTTATGAAGATACTGCCCAAGATAAATTGAATCAATCTATCTTTACTAGAAACCTTCAAGAATTGGGTGTTGATAGTATAGAAGCACTGAAGTACTTATTTCCG